ATGAGCTAATAGCTAACGTCATGGAGAAGGAATATCCGCTTTCTGACGGATCAGGCCGCATGATGTCGATCAAGATGACCGTCTGTGACTCAGGCGGTAAAGAGGGCGTGACAGGTAATGCTTATGCATTCTACCGCAGGCTTAAAGCCGCAGGTAAAGAGGGTAGGTTCAAACTTGTCAAAGGCGAGGGCGTGGCAGGGCATATCGGGCATACCATGCGTACAGTCTCGGCTGTTGACAAGTTATCGCCTTTGAGATCGTACTCTAGGTTCTTGAAGTTACCTTCAAAGTAGTTATCGCAATGCGGGCAAGGCCAATACCAGCGGCGTCGATCTCCGCGATTGTAGAGTGCTAATATGCCTGTAGTTGGGGGTGCCTCATGAGTGCTTGTCGCGATCCAGCGGGGATTTTCTAGTGACCGAGACGGCGAAGACTCTGCGACGGTCATTCCGAAGCTACCGAATGTAGTGTTACGCTTTGATGCCAAGTCGAACGGTGAGCCTTCGCCTTCTATATTCTCATCCATGCGATCATAGTCAGTCAAACAAACTCTCGGTATTGGTTTGCCCGCCAGTTCGCTTACTGTGGGCCATGACAGGGTGAGCAGCATGCCGTTCTTGTAAGTCTTGTCAAATTTATTGTCCGCGTCACGCTCAGTCCTGAGCATCTGCCCGACCTCTCCGCTATGCTGGTGCATACGGTTTACCCGGCGATTTGAAAAGTCGCGGGCGTTGGCTTGCGATGGTGAGTATATAATCATGTCCATGGGGTCTGACATGATGCTATACAAAAGGTAGTTGATTAGCAGCGAGTCGGTTTTACCTGATTGCGCTGGGCCTACGAATATCTCAGCACTTAGATCAGGATTAGTCAGCTCATCTTGCGGCTCAGTCATGTACTGCGTGACGTTATTCTTCCATGGGCCTATGTATGAGCCTACGTTACGCAAATACCGATACTTCTCAGCGGCTTGAGATACGGTCAGGCGTTCAGGTGGGCGAAGTAAGTCGGCGATAGATACGATGATCTCGCCGAGGGTGTTAAAAGTCCGGCTCTCGCTCTGGTTCGGGGTCTGAAAGCTTGGCTCTACGCTTTGGCTGCTTTCGTTCAGAGAACTTACTAACGGTCTTGGCATACAGTTCCTCTAGCCCATTGTCTATTATTTGTTGCATGATTGCGCGTTGCTTTGGTGTCAAATTCGTCTCGCGTTCGACTGTCTCGCGCATGAGAAGTATTGACAGCTTCAAGGTTTTAAATACCTCGCTGAATCCGTCTACAACATCTTGTGTCGGCCAGAGTTCACCCGCTTTCAGCTCATAATCCTGCTGGCTCTTACGGCCTGCCCAAAACTCTTTACGAAGCATGAATGGCAAATCGGCTACAGACATCTTCTGGATAAATTGATCCATGTCGTAAGGCGGCTTAACCAAGTACGGGGCCACTTCGCGGATATGATAGATTGGGAATCCAGCTCGCATACCTGCGGGTGATACACCGTTTTGTTCAATCTTAAGCTTGATGTCGCGCTTGTCTTTTTTAAATAATCGCTCTAACTGTGAAAGGCTGCAACCCTGATACAGCATGGTGCTTGTTTGTTCGTCAGTTAGGGTTATCTTTTTTTCAAACTCATCTAGTTCACCAGCTGCCATTAAAAGTCAGCCTCTCTATCCTTAGCTTTCATTACATACTTACCGATGAGCTGGTTCAAAGCCTCTTCAGACAATAGCATCATGGCTTCCATGCAGCGTGAGATATAGGGCGGCAATGGCTTACGGCCCGCCCTCATTGGCGAGTAGTTGGAGTATGCTGTACCGATGAGCTTGGCTACAAAAGTAGGCCCAAGCTTGGTTCTTTCTTCAAATTTTCTGCATTGTTCATTCATAGAATGTATCCGATAGACGTAATGCATCGTATATGAATAACATCTATGTTGTCAATTCAGGCGTTCGCTTCATGAGTCGGCGTAGTAGTTTCAAGTAAACAAAGAATGCGTCCTGCACTTCAGCTTTTTCAATCTGGGCTTCCATGACAAGCTCATCTAGTGTGTCTTTGACTATGAGGTGATGTACGATCACTATTTCTTTTTGCCCTTGGCGATCTAGGCGGCCTACCATCTGTTGATAAAGTTCAGCTGACCATGGGATGTCGAAAAATACCAATCGGCGATTTCGCTTTTGCAGGTTTAGGCCATGGCCGCCGGACTGCGGGTGCATCAGGAGTATTTTTATCTTACCTGCGTTCCAGTCAGGTACACAGGTGCCATCTTCATCCATAACTACTGCGTGCGGGAATGCTTTTTGTAGCCGGGCCAGTGACTCTTCATGCCAGTACGCGATCAGTAAGTTCTCACCGTTCGATTGCTCTATGATCTCGTTGACCATATCGACTTTTCGGTTGTGAATCTGGTGTACTACCCGATAAGGTTTCAGGTAGCCGTAACGATCCTGCTTTTGCCTAGTCTCGTAAAGCATCCCTGACGCCATCTGTAATAACTTCTGTGATACGGCTGCGGCTGAGTCTGCGGTAACTACACTGGCGTCCGGTAGCGTCACTACAGCTTCGGCTTCCATGGTACGGTACAGCATCATTTCGTCGTCGGATAATGTGATGACATTTTTAAGGTTATTAGGCTTCTCGCGAGATAGGTAATCTTCAGCTTTCATGGTCAGACAAATGTCCGAGATCAACTTAGTAATTTGTTTATCCGCGCCGGGACGTAGTTTGAATTCACGACGGTATTTGTTATAGGTGAAATAGTTATCCCGGTAATGCGTGATAGCCCGACCTAAACGCTCGCCGCCATCGAGTAATCTGATCTGAGCCCACAGGCCCATATATGACTCAGCTACAGGCGTGGCGGTTAGCTGGTGCATGCGCTTAATCAATGGCCTGACCCGGTGTAATGCTTTCCAGCGCCCGGTTTGAAAATCTTTGAATGAACTAGATTCGTCAATTACCACGGTGCGATAAGGCCAGTCTTTACCCCATGCATCTACTAAAAACTCAACATTCTCGCGATTAATTAGGTGGACTGCCGCATGACTTTCTTCGAACTGCTTACGCACCATTCGCTTGGCTTCTTTTGCGCGGGCGATGCCTGATATACGTTCAGACTCTTTACCCCATAACTCAATAGCTAAACCCCAGTCTTGGATAGTCTGGTATTTGAAATCGCCCCATTCATCATCAATATCTAACCAGTCGGGGCGAGGATTATCCGCACGCCATGCTTTGCGGGCCAGTTCTCCGGCCTTGTCTAAGGCTTTATCAAGTTCTGTATTTCTTACGTGCTTAAATGATAGGCAGGTGGTGTGCTCCCATGTCCTGATTTCGGTGGGCCATGTTTCATTGGCTACCCGGATCGGGGCTATCACTAATACCGCACCAAAGTTGAAATTGTTGATAACGATCAGATCGACAATTGTGGTCAATGAAATAATCGACTTACCGAGCCCCAGATCAATAAATAATGCTGAGTAGGGATTGGCCTTCAGAAACTCTACGGCCTCATTCTGGTACGCATGCATCTGATCTCGAAAAAGCTCAACATCGACAAATGCACCCTTCAGGAATTCATCTACAGGGGTCATCTGAATATCTTATATGCCTGCGCGATGTCGTCAATTTTAAATGTCTCACCGCCATGGGCCAAAATCTCATCACGCCATTCTACTTGCTTGGGGCTGAGAGGTTTTTTAGGGGCTTTGTACTCAATAAGCAGAGTGCGCCCGTTACGCAGATACCAGTGATCCGGGAAGCCAATGCGCGATGCCTGCATGATCTTGTTATGCGTCCAGCCCACACTTTTGGCGAAGTCTGTCGCGGCTTTCTCTAATTTTGACTCAGCTGCCATCTTAAAATCCTTGTTCTCGTTGACACTTGACACACAGTTTGGAGTGGGCTGGTAATTCATCCCATTCATCCCATGGATCACGAATATCCTTGGTGCTACGGTTGCATAATGACTCACCTGTAGCTACATCGACTATATGGACTGTCTTTTGCCCCGGCAACCTGCCGTAAACAATCCCTGAGCGACCTTGATAGGTTGGATCATAGCGACCTAACCCCATGTCGTACAGAATGCCGTATGCTTCCCGGATGTACCAGTCGTAATCAACATCGTTCGGGCATTCATCGGGTAATTCCATGATCGGCTTAGCGCCTTGAGATTTAGGGACTAAGTTACCTGTGGTTTTGTAGTAAATCGCGTCATTCGACTCGTTGCTGTAGTACCAGCGGATCGCTTTGCCGATCAACTCTTCTTGATACAAGGCACCGCCGTTTACTTGTCTCACTGTGATGAATAATCTGATGTCATCGCACTCGGTTATTGTGTCTTCTATGCTGGTACCTTCAGTCAGGTATTTGACCACGGCTTCTACACATATTTCACATACCGGGTTTTTCTTCAGGCCCATGGCATTAGGGACACCTCGACCTGACTTCGTGTATGCGCCTTTACGCTTAACCTTACCCGGCTTCTCGGCTAGGTTATATGGGTTCTGACCCGGTACAGCCACGTAGTTGTTCACATCGCGGGAATGCAATGCCTTGTACCAGACTTGTTCGGTCATCAACCCTGTATCGACTTCCCAATCAAATACGACACTACGGAATTGCATGATGTCAGTGTCGTTGTTGGGTATCTTCGTGACAAACCCATCGGTGTTGGCCGAGACAACTTCGTACCCCTGCATATACATACCTTCGATCATCATGAGCAACAACAATTGCCCGGTAATAGTCGTCTGGATCATACCCTTTGGAGTGTAGAAAATTGAGTAGGGCGAGCCCAGCTTACCGAAAGTACCGTTCAACACAATCTTAAGCACCTCGGCGATTACGTTGTACTGCTCATCCTTGGTAAGCTTGTAGCTATTTTTTGCCTTAACCCGGCGTTCTAATATTGACTTGAATACTGTAGTGAATGCGTGCCCCATGGACTCAGGCATAATCTTCAGCAGAATGATGAGCCACGGATAAAAACTGGTAACGTCAGTATCGACTAGAACATAATCATCATCGCTGTAGTGAGTTGCCTGAAATTCTGTTGAATGCAGACCGCCGATACCCATGCTGTAGTTCATTCCGCCGATATTGATCTTCAGCGCGGCAATTTCTTTAGGTAGGTCGATACGGCCTGAGCCATTGACCACGAAGTTTACATTCAAGATCGTTCGCAAAACTTGCTGCATTGCCGGGGTGTTGAATTTAATAAAACTAGGTAGCGTGTACTTGAAAACAAAAGGGCGGATCGCGGGCTTGTATATCTTTGTCCCGGTGGCACGTTCAACCTCGGACTTCATGACAGCTTCTGCGATTTGAGCGTCTGATTTACTGCGTAAGTCTAGGCTGTATTGTTGACTAACAACACACCTGAAATCTATCTGCGGTCTGATCTCATTGTAAAGATCGTGAGTTACATCCACGTCGTTACCAACGTAGCTTCTCAGGATATTTCTGTTTTCAGGTGTGATAAAAGCATTGTGATGAATCGGTAAATCATGCATCTTGCGACTATGCAGTTTACCCCCATAAATTTTAAGTGATCCGGTGCCCGGTGCGACCTCTATCAAGTCGATATGATTCTTGTAGCCGGGTAGAGCTACGTCGTATGCTTCATAGAATTCCCATGGCTTAAGATTCGCCATGATGATGTTGTCAGATGCGGCCTTTAGCTCCCCATTGGTGGCACCTGATAAAGCCAGAGCTATCATTGGTTCGTCGTAACTATTACCGTTAAATGTGATGATCCTGTGACT